AGTCATGTGGAATCACTCCTAGTTGGGATAGAAAAGGCCCCATCACGGGGCCAGATGCCACCCCAAACGGGGTGATTCGCCGCATCGCGCGGGAAACTCAGAGGGACGGGTTTAGCCGTCCGGTTTGGTAGTTGACGTAGCCCTCGGCCTGGAGCATCCGGATCGCGTTCGCGCGGGTGCCGGCTGTGCGGTAGATGTCATCGACCGTCATCCGCGAAGGCGTACCGAATCGGCGCTTCCCCTTAGCTGTCCCGAGGCCCCGTTGGTCGATGTTGACCACACGAGACACGTCGGCACCGTCGCGGATCGCCCTAGCACCGGTCTTCGTGAAGATCCGGTCCTGATCCGCCTTCGACAGCGAACCGAAATACTCAGTCGGGTCGGTCGTGAAGTCGTCAGCGATCGCCTCGGACGAGGGAATGTGGATGCAGTCGCACCGCGGATGCCGCAGGAACCCCTTGTTCCACGCGAACCACTTCCCCGCGAGGATCGTGCAGCGTGCACACGACGGCGGGTTCAGCATCCGCGCGTAACCACCGAGGTCGGGGCGCTGAATGATGTCCGCGTGGTACACCTGCCGGCGCGTGTCCGCAAGCACCGTGAGCACCGTACCCGTCAGCCAGGCACCGCCCTGCGCGAGCGCTTCGGGGACGGTCGACCCACCCGCGATAGCCGACTTGGACAGCACAACAGCCTCGTCGAGCAGGGAACTCATGGGGCGCCCGTCAGGGGCGTCCCGGGTGAAGCGCGCCGGAACCAGCGCACCCACCCCAGGAGCCGCCTGACCGGTCTCTGACAGCACAGAATCCGTGTAGGGCACCGCGACACGTACCGACGCATCCCGGCCCGCCTGAACGACGCTCAACACAATCGGAGAAACGCGTACCCACTCGGCCGAGAACTCCGTACCGAGCCGCCGCCACAGCTTTGCGACGCTAGAGGCTGTCGTCCCCGCTACCGTCTGCTGCTTCCGGTACTGATCCGCCGACGCTTGAGGAATCATCGAGTCCCCTCATTGCTGCCACAATCTGCGGGTCATTCAGTTCCGCCTCACGCATCTTCAAGATGCGGCGAATGTCAGCCGGCGAATGCCCCGACTGCTCCAGCAGATACTCGAACGGGTACCCCATCTGACGCTTCTTCACGAGCGCGTCAGCGAGCTGCGCTTCCGAACGGATCTCGCGTGACTGCCACACGATCTGAGCCAGGCGTGCCTGCTCCGCAAGCTTCTTGTCACCCTCCACGAGAGCAACCAGCCGCAGCAGTTCACGCAGTTGCGGGTCAGTGAACGTAATGAACTCGTCAGACTTGTTGACAAGCCCGATCTCGGACGCCTTCAGCCCCTCCGCGTTCACGTTCGACATGCCCGTCTTCGTCACCAGGTACGTCGGCGGAGTCTGCGTCTGAGCGAAGATATGCCCAACCGCAATCTCGATGGTGTCCGTGAAGATGTCGAGGGAAGCGGCCTTCCAGGAGTCGATCTTCGCGTTGTCGCCCGTGATGCTGATAAGGCGCTTCTCGCGAAGATCCTTCATCTCCACCGGACGCTTACCGATCACGTTCCCGTCCGAATCAAGGATCGGAATCATCGGGGGTTCGGCGGCGAGCATGACGCGCGCATCCATCGACGCATAGTCAGCGGCGAGCATCAGATACGCCCACATCAGGTTCACGAAATCCTGCATGGGCATGACACCCTGGATCTCCGACCGCGGGTCACCCTTCAACGTCGGCCGGTTAGCGATCTCCACCACCGGAACGACACCCAGCGGGTTCGGGATGATCCACTTCTCACCCTCGGACTCACGCGGAATCCACCCACCATCAGCCGCATGTCCAGTACGCGACTGGAGCGCCTGCGACTGCTGATCCTGCTTCGCGTTCGGACGCTTCCGCTGCCACTTGAACAGCTCGTCCGGCGTGTACAGCGTCGCGAGCTCAAGGTCTTCATCCACCCACGTCTTCAACGCGGCCTTCCGCAGACGCGGGTTCTCCCAGTCGTACTCAATCTCCACGTTCGACGGGTGCTCAAACGTAACCAGGGGCTTCCCCGAGGAGTCAGCCCAGACAATCGCGAACGTCCGCTTAGCCGTCAGCGACGCAACCACACCCTGCGAGAACTGCGAATCGAACTCGTTCATCTGCAACGAGTCCCACAGCTTCGCGCCGGCGCGCTTCGGAAGGTTCGCAATCCCGATCGGCTTGAGCCGCTGGGCTTCCGCGTTGACGACCGTTGCACACCAGTTGTCCGAGAAGCCGGCGTACCGTGCCGCGTTCTGCTTCCGCCACTCAGCGGTCGCGAACGACAGGGGGTGCTCGCCGTTGTAATACGACTCCGCCTTGTCGATGTCTGAACGACGGTTGTTGAGACGGGTGTAGATCCGCTGGGTAAGTTTCCGGGCGTCATCCGCGTTCATGCGCCCTCCAAGGGGTCAGTAGTAGATGAAGTTGTCGGCCGGGTCGTCGAACTGGCCGTCCTTGAGCGCGTCCATCGTGGCTTCATGAGCAAGGTCCGAACTCATGGCCTGGTCGATCTTCTGGTGGTCGGCGCCGTGCGGCTTCCCGAGCACATACCGCTGCATCGTCTTCGCGATCATCACCGCGTTCGTCACATGCGTGCGGGTCACCGTGTCACCGTCGTGCGTGAACCGAGAGTCCGGGTTGCGGATGGCCGACCGGAACTGCTCAAGCGACTTGTGCATCGCCGTGATTGAGTTCGTCTGCCACGGGATGAAAACCTTCGCGCCATACTTCGCCGCCCACTCCGCCAGCTCCGTACGCCACGAGTCGTCATCGTTCAACGCAGACTCGTCAATCGCACCCATCGCGGAACCAGCAGGGTCGATGTACGCCCTGACAATCCGGTACTCCGACGCAAGGTAATCGACCGCAGCACGCACCTCACCGCGCGGAATGAACCCACCAAAGTTGGCGGGGTCCCACACGGTCAGACGCTTGTCGCCGCCGACGTCGTACGTCGGTGTGAACTGGTACAGATCCCGCGTCTCCAGCCGGATACCGGTCCAGTCGTTGTTGTTCGACAGGTCCATGCCCATAGCGACAGCCGTACGCAGCTTGACTTCGACCGGCGACCGCTTAGCGTCCCACTCCTCGGGTGTAATCCACTTACCCGCACCCGCGACGAGACGGTTACCGAAGAACCGTTCGGCGTCAGCCGGGTCCTTCTCCATCATCTCCGCGGCTTCACCCTCGACTACGTCGATCGACACCCACGGGGCGCCCTCGTAGTTGAACGCGAAAATCTTGCGGCGTTCCTTCTTGTTCTTGAAGGACAGGTTCGCCGGAGGATGGCGGAAGTCACGGTTGACATCCTTCGCCTGCGACTCATAAGTACGCTGCGCCACCGAATCGGCGGCGGGGTCCCACGCGTTCGTGGTCTCGATCGCGCGCCCACCCATGCCGGCGAGGCCCTGACGTTGCTTCTTCGCCAGGTTGTGCCCACCGTTGGACTTCACCCACAGCCCGGTCTCATCCTGAACAACGAACGTCACACGCTGACCGAGCCTCGAGTTACCCTTCGCCGTCACCACGTCGATACGACCGTCACCCGGCAGGCGGATGAACTCCTCACCCGTCTTCGGGATGATGTCCGACAGCGGCCCAAGCTCGATCATCGGACGGAGAGCGTCATACGTGTTCGACGTCTGATCTTCCGACGTAGCGGTGATCTGAATCAGCGGCGTCGACCACTGACGGCCCATCGGCTCACCATCGGCGTACTCGTGAACGAACCCACAAGCGCACCCATGCTCCGCACAGTCGTAAACGTCGCCTTCAGACGCCCACCCGGCGAACAACACCGGGCCGACACCCTCAGCACACACGAACGCGGAGATCAGCGGAGACTTGCCCCACTTCTGAGCGCGCACGAGCTGCGAACGGCGATAGACGAACGCGCCGGCCAACGGGTTAGCAGGCAGTTCCGGATCGAGCTCAGCGGCCGGATCGAACCGGGCCGAACCCTTCACCATGTAGTGATTGCCGACGAACCGGTACTGCTCCGCGGCCAACGTGAACGGCATCCCCCGGTGACCCCGATCAGGGATCACACAATGAGCCTCAATCCACTCCGGAACGACCAGAAGCGGACGATCAGCCTTCATCGCCAACAGCCGCAGCCCAACGCTCCGCAGCAGTCGGCCCCGTACGAACCGGAGCCGCCGCAGCAGCACGCTTCACAGACAACTCATCCTCGGAGAACTTCCACCGCAGCGAGTGCATCCCAGGAAGCGACAAACCGAGCTCAGCACCCATCCTCAGGACAGCAGTCTTCAGCCCAGCAGACGCC